GATTGATGGGATTGGGAAGAGACGAGCCGAGACAATCGCCCGCACGGAGATCATCCGGGCGCACGCCGAGGGACAGCTAGATGCTATGGAGCGCCTCGGGGTAGACGAAGTGGGGGTGATGGCCGAGTGGTCTACGGCTGGAGACGATCGTGTCTGCGATCTCTGTTGGCCATTGGAGGGTAAGGTACTTCCGATTGGGGAAGCTCATAGCCTGATACCTCTTCATCCGAACTGTCGATGTACTTGGATTCCGTCAGTGTCTGCTTCGGTGAAGAAGGTTCCTGAGAAGAAGCAAGTAGAACCGGAAACAGTACAGAAGATCAAACCAACAATAGAAGAACTACATAAATTTCTGCGAGAAGCAAGATCATTGGAGGAAATCAGCCGAGCAACAGGAATCCAAGAGAAGTCTATGGAGTCTATTCTAAGTTTGGAGATTCAACGTAAGCGAGTTATTGTACTGGAATCTGGATTTGATAATAAAGTCAAACTCTACAAATCTACTTGGCCTGAGAAATTTCCTCCGATAAAGCCTGGACCCAAAACCCTTGATGAATCTCGTGAGGCTCTATCGAGTCGGAAGATTCTACTAAAGGAAGTCAATAAGGACATTCCCAATTGGGCTGCCAAGAGAACTGCTCAATATATAGCCGATACGGTTGGAGATTTGTCTGACCGATGTCCTGGGTTCTTTGTTAGTACCTTTGATCTCCAATTTGAGAAAGGGGCATCATTTACAGCACAGACTACTCTAGGTGAACAGGTGGTGTATGGAACGTACAGTAGAGATAGAGGTATGCGGTTTGCAACGGAAATACCTAAGATGGGTGACGTTGGGGGACCGAGCCTGACCGGATTCTCCGTAGGCTCCGACGTGACTACAGGATTCTTGCACGAGTTTGGGCACCACGTCCATTTCAAGCTGATGACTAATTCAGCAAGATTAGATTGGTCTGCTATAGCTAAACCGTATTTGGGAGAAGCGGCCCATCCCTACGTGAGTATCTACGCCAAAAGTAACGAGCAGGAATTGTTCGCTGAGGCATTTGCCGCATACAATCATCCCAGGTATTCTCCGGGGAGTCTTCCAAAAGACATCGAGGAGTTTTTGGAGCGTATTCATGATCAAGCAGCCAAATTGTAGTATCAGGAAATGCAAACACTTCAGAGGAGTCAAATGGTTAGGAGAGACCGAATCTACTGAAGTCGTGTACTGCGCCGCTTATCCTGAGGGCATCCCGGCCGAGATAGCCTATGGAGATGAGCTACATCTCTCCCCATACCCAGGTGACCAAGGTATTCAGTTTGAGACTATAGACAAATGACGAATAACTTCACCCCCACCCAGAAACGAATCCTCGATGTACTGTCTGATGGCCTACCACATCGGCGGGATGAACTGTTGGATTGTCTAGACGATCCTTTGTGTTCAACCCGTGAGAATCTCCAAGCGCATTTGAATAGGCTTAGAGTAAAATTACGCCCGGCCGGGCACGATATTATCTGCCAGCTACTCAACAATTGCCTTCATTACCGTCATATCGTGATGCTGTCTACTGACGAATAGGTTAATAGATTACGATTATTCTATAAGCCTTTCTAATATCCGATTGTGAGGATAAGATTGCTTTCGATTGAGGATGAACCTTTAATCGAGGCAACCCATGGAAAAACTTGTAGCAAATCTGTCTGGTCCAGTTAGGTCAGGCACTCTGTATGGGCATAGTTATCTGATTGCCCCTGCTACGCTACTCGTCCCTGGAGTTCTCAACGGTTCCCAGGGGCCGCTCTACTATCCTCCGGATGAAGTGGGACGGAATGTAACGGCCTGGGACGGCATGCCGATCCTGGTCAATCATCCCCAGACTCCGGTTAGTGCTCGAACCCCCGAGGTATTGAACGCCCAGGGAATTGGAACGATTCTGAACGCTCGGTTTAGCGGCAGTCTCAAGGCCGATCTCTGGTTCGATGCCGAGCGTACCAAGGCAGTGGATCCCTCCGTTTACGATGCTTTGTTGAACGGACGGAAGATTGAACTCAGTACAGGGCTGGGCGTTGAGAATGAGGCAACCGAAGGAGTTCATAACACTCCCGAAGGTCCAGTTCCCTATCGAGCAATCGCGAGGAACTACAGGCCCGATCATCTGGCTATCCTTCCAAATTCCGTAGGGGCCTGTTCCCTTCGGGATGGCTGTGGAGTGAACAATGCTGAGATGAGTCAGGACGAAGTGCGGACTGCCTTGGATGAAGCCGTTCGGAAGCGGTTTGGCGGTACAACGGAGATGACGGCTGTTTGGGTGTCTGACATCTATCCGGATTACCTGATCTATCGGACGGATGAGGGCCTGTACCGTATTGGGTATTCCTTCCAGGATGGGAAAGCCGTTCTAGCCGAAGGGGAACCGAAGAAGGTTCGTCAACGAACAATTTACGAAGAAGTCTCCAACGTGGACGGCCATGTTGGCTCGTCCGACACCTCTAATGTGAAAGGGCTAGCCAGTATGGATCGCAAGAAAGTCATTGATGAATTGATCGCCAACTCCTGCTGCTGGGCAGAGGAGGATCGAAAGGAACTGGAGGCGATGACGGACAATCAACTCCAGCGCGTTAAGGAAGCAGCCGACAAGGAAGCGGAGATGGAGATGGCCCTGAACGCCGCCGAGAAGGGATTCAATGACGGGCGGGATGAGATTCATTTCAACCAGGAAAAGAAAGCCTGGGAGAAGACTACCAAATCGGAGGAAAAACCTGTGGAGAATACCGAAACGCCGCAGACGGAAGTTAAGGGTGCCGCCCTGACGCCAGAGCAGCAGAGAGCCCTGAACTACGGTATGGAGATGATGGAGCGCGAGCGGACTGAGCTGATTAATCGCCTCGTGGCTAACGTCTCCGAAGCTGATCGTCCGAAGCACCGTGAGCGATTGGCGAAACGGGACATCGACGAACTGCGCGAGGATGCCCGGCTGCTTCCTCCGACGACCACAAACCGTTACCCGGGACAACCGGCAGATCGGCCCGTGGCTAATCAGATCAATCGGGAAGATCGGCTGGAGATTCCTGAGATGGACTGGGTTGCTAATTCCGTGTTTGCGAAGAAGTGATTCCTAGTCCATCCCTCACAACAACTAACAAGTAATCCAATCAAGGAGAAACGAGAATGAAAGGCTCCCAAGTCGTAATTACGGGCGAGCCCAAGGGAAGGTTCTTTGAGGGTGTTCTGAACACATCGGGAACCCCCAAGCCCGGCACAATCATGCAGATCAAAGCCGCGACCGCTATTGACGGTAACGGCCACTTCACGTTCACCGAGTACAACCGGGGTGCCGATGGAGACCGTCCGGCTGGCCCTCTGTTCGTGCTCCTGGAGAAGGGTGAGGGCTATAGCTGTGATACGGCCTACGCTGATGGCGACTGGTGCCAGGTCTACTGCCCTCTTCCCGGAGACGAATTGAACCTGCTCTGGTCCACGACGGGAACGGGAACGGGAGATTCGGTAGCGGTTGGTGACTTGGCAATCGTCGATGACGGCACGGGTCTGTTGGTGGCTACCACGGGAACTCCCGAGACTGAACCCTTCGTGGCCTGCGAAGCATTGACGGACACGGAGTCTACTGGGACGATGTGCCACTGCATGTTCACCGGCTATTGATCATACCTCTTCCCCAGGAAGAGAAACCTACCAAATGAGGACGATAAAATGCCTGAAACTATCACGCAGGAATTCATTGTAGACGGAGCCCCGATGGGCGACGTGGCCAATGAGTTTGCAGATTCCGGCTACAATTCCGGTATCTGGCGGCCGTACTTGGACCGCAATGGAAACAAGTGTGTCACCGTGAACGTCGGGATGCAGTACAACCCCACGAAGGGGACAGACGTGCCGACGTTTGAGAAGATGACGTTCAATGAGGCACGCAGTCGGGGTTATGATGCACCGACTTTGTATCTCTCCAATGCTACGATCCTCCGCAAGGACGAGTGGACGATGTTTGATCGGGCCGTGGTGGAATCCGCCCGACCGCGATTGAGGGTCTGGAGTGATCTGGCCGCTGCGAATACGTTCACCCTTGACGGGATGTCGAACAAGATTCTGGAGCATGAGACGATCAACGATCCGGGTGAGGCAATCGTTGATATGGACGGTCTGGCCGATGGTCGATCCGACCGCGTGCTCTACCAGTTGGAAGGTCTGCCGCTGCCGATCACGTATCAGAACTTCTGGTTCAGCGAGCGTGACCTGGCGGTCTCCCGCAAGAGTGGTTCGCCCCTCTCCACGCTCATGGCGTCGATTGCCGGACGGCGCGTGGCGGAGACGATTGAGAAGACAACGCTGGGCGTTACGACCGGCCTGACCTATGGGACTACGACCAACTATGGACGAGCCCCGACAGTCTATGGTTACACGAACCATCCGGCACGTAACCTGAACACTTCGGTCACGGCCCCCACGGGCTCCAATAGCTCGACGACGATCAGTGAAATCCTCGCTGCGCGGACCACTCTGTATGGCGATGGGTTCTTTGGTCCGTTCGTGGTCTACAACGGAACGGATTGGGACCGTTACCTGGACGATGATCACTTCAAGTACGTGACGAGCGGTGGTGCTGCTCCGTCGAGTACTCTCCGTGATCGTCTCCGGGCGATTGAGGATGTGCAAGACGTTCGCCGGGCCGATTATTTGTCGCCCGCGAATACGGGCGGGACGTTCGACATCGTCATGGTTTCGCTCAGTCGCCCCGAGGTGGCGAGGGCAGTGATCGGTATGCCGATCAGAACCCTCCAGTGGCCGAGCCGTGGCGGAATGCAATTGAACTTCAAAGTCATGTGCATCATGGCTCCGCAGATCCGGGCCGACTACTCTGGGAATAGCGGTATCTGGCACGGTAGCGTGACCTAATCGCCTATCTCCTTCCTCTCCTTCCCGATC